CCGCCCATGTACTGGATGAACGGGTTGGTCATCGACGTACCGATGTCCTGGCCGTAGTTCAGCCGCTGTGCCGCCAAGCCCAAGTCGTAAGGCTGTTCACGTCCCTTGGTGTCCAACTGCGGTAGTCCGGCGATGCCGCTCATGTCTTGCGGCGCGACGCCGCCACCCAACACCAACTGCTGCATCGCCCACATCTGCTGCTCGGGCGTCAGCGTCGTCTCGTAATCATCTTCGTAGGTGTCGTCATAGGCGTACGGGTCGTAGCTCACCAGGGCACCGTTCCTGCTGCCGGAAGGGTCACGCCCGGCGCCGTCCCACCGACCAACTGCAGGTAGGTCTTCAAGATGTCAGCGTTCCACTGGTTCTGCTGATTGACGTTGGTATCGCCGACCGCGTTCTGGCGCTGCCAGTTCTGCATCGCTTCCTGATTGGCGGCTTCCATCATTGCGTCCTGCAGACGCTGATCGAACGCCGTCTTGCCACGCGCCTCGGCCATGTTGACGCCGAGATTCAAGTTGTTGGCTTCCAGCCCGAGGTTCTGATCGAACGTTGTGCGATCGCCCTGCAGGGCACGCATGTTGCCTGCCATCCGCGCCTGGTCGGTACCGGCCAGCATCGCCAGGCTGTTGCGCATCGCCTGGTCGGCCTGTACGCCTTCGGCGTTGGTGGTGGCGACCTGGCCGGGGTTGACGCCGTTGGCTTGCATCATCCGCTGCATCGCGTTCTGCAGGTCAGGATTGTTGGTACGCAAGCCACCTTCGAACGGGTTCTGATAGCGGGAGAGTTCACCCTGAGCCTGATCGAACGCGGTGTTGCCACGATTGCGGATGCCTTCGATACCACTGGCGACGCCTTGGCGGGCAACGCCGTACTGCGTCGGGTCCCACTTCATCGTCTGGCTCGGATCGGGCAGATCGAGCGGGTTGTAAGCCAGGTCTTGCGGGCGGCTCTTGCCCATGATTGACGCCAGGTAGTCGAACATCTCCTGGGTCATTCCGGCTGGGCCTCCACCACCGCCACCACCGCCACCCCCGTAACCGCCACCACCGGAGCCAGGCGACCCTGGCATCTGACCCGGCGGCGGCGCGCCTCCCATGTAGTTGAAGGCGTTGCTGACTTCCTTGAACTTGTTGGGGTCGAGCGTCAGGTCTTGGAGTTGGCCGGGAGTCAGGTTCGCCGTCCACCACGTCGTACCGCCACCAGGCTTGGTCGCCTGATTGGCGAGCCCTTGACGCAGCATGTTGGTGTATTGGTATCCACCCGCCGAAGGGACGGGCCCGCCACCTGCGGTGTTCTTGCCGGTCGATGTCAGCACCCGGTTGCGGTTGGCGTTGGCGTTGGCATACGGCGTCGTGATAACCGGCGTCTTCTTCTTCCACGGACTGTTGGGGACGCCCCATCCGGCCATCAGATACCTCCTACGAGTTGACGCAGATACTCCAACGCCTGCGCGTCGTTGGCGATTGCTTGCGCCTTCTCTGCCTCGATGTCTTGCAATGATTGCTGACGGAACGCGCCGAGACGTTGATCATTCAGATCGAACTGCTGCTGTTCCTGGGTCAAGTCTTGCTGGGCGCGCCCGTACTGCTGGGCGTAGTCGCCGAGATAGTTCGTCATCGCCTGGTGCTGGACGCCGGATCGGATGCCGCCCCCGGCGAGGTTGCGCTGCCCGAACTGCGCGCGATAGCCGGGGTAGCTGCGCTGGAAGTTCTGGGTCATGTCGCCCAACGTGCGTTGCCCGCGTTGCTGGCCGAGGAAGCGACCGTAGGCGTTGGTCGCCACCTGATTGCCGTAGTCGTATTCGACGGCGTTCTTCTGACGCTCGTAGGCGCCCGAGTTGTACGACGACCCGTACCCGGCTGCCATCAGCCGATCCTGATGATGTGGTTGACGCAGATGAACGGCTGGATGTTGCCGTTGGTGGCGGCGACACCGACAGCATTGGTGCCCGGCGAGTCGTTGCCGATCGGATGGCTGTGAGGATTGCTGCGATCCATCCAGCCGGTGTTGTTGGGGCTGGGGCCGTCCGAACCGCCGCTGGGACCACCGGTCATTTGGTGACCGGACCCCGCGAGCGTGTCGTTGGTGATCGCGGTTTCACGCGCTGAGAACTCCAACGGGGCGCTGTTCACCTGCCAGATGGCGTTGGTCCGCGCCCAGGCACCACCGGTGCCCTGCCCGGCTTGCAGGTTGGCAAGCGTGAGGTCGTAGCCGCGGCGCACGTTGCTGTCGTGGTAGTGAGCGCCGAGGCCGTGCGAGTGGTTCTGCAGATCGTGCAGGTGGTTGATATCGGTCGCCTGCGTCGTGCCGCCGTGGCTATGAGCGTTGACGGTGTGTGAGTGGCTCGCCACGACGGCGTCACGGCTGCCGCCGGTACTGCCGACGTTGCCGAACAGCGCGTCACCAGCGGAACGTCCGACCGCCACCTTGCCGCGCGTGTCGGGCATGTTGAACGTGCCACCGGAACCGCCGAAGGCGTAACCGATCACCGCGAACAAGGCGACGTAAGCAGGATCGGTCGTCGACTTCGGTGCACCGTCGCACAGCGCCCAGCCGCCGGGAGCAGCGGCACCAGCGAACGCCATCATCATTCCCACCGGCAACAACGCATCGACGTAGCTCTTGGGCGCGGCGTGGGCGGGCAACGTCGGCGGCGAGCCGAGCAGGGTGAGCGGCGCTTCCATCGCCACCGAACCGTCACGGTGGACAAGGTCGGTGGCGGTGTAATCCTCGATCGCTTGGAAGTTCCAGTCGACGTCGATGGCGTTGACCGGTGTGTCGTTCAGGATGTTGCGCAGCGGATTCATTGCTGTCATCAGATGCCCCTATGTCGTCAGTTCGCGCAGGTTGACTTTGAGCACGATCGCATCGACGCCCCACGGCAACGCCAGCGTGTGATCGTCGGGCGCGAACTCCAACTGCACCGCTCGTGCCCATCCCAACGATGCACCGCGTGACGCCGGGTTGGCAACGCCGGGACGAACCAACACGTCACCGGATCGCTCGTTGGCACCTGCACCCCACAGCGTCCCATCGTTCCAATCAGCACCGCCGCCTTTCGGGTCGGCGGCACCCAACGCTCGCCAGAACGCGCCACCCCCGGCGATGACGTCATAGATATGTGAGCGACGTTCGCTGTTGGGGTTGTAGTTCCAGAACGTCGAGACTCGCACCCGCACAGCGGACGGCATCCTGCGAGCGATGTAGCGGGGACGCAGAAACGACTTCTGACGTTCCGGCCATCCGGCGTCCTGCCAACTGGTGCGGTAGCGACACTGGAAGCCGACCGCCGGTTGGCCTTGCACGAGAATGTCACCAGCGATGTCAGGCTGGCGTTCGATGGCGAGCACCCCGGCGACGCCGACGCAACCGCACGTCACCACCAGTGGGTATTCGGCGGCGACGTCGGAGTATTCGACGGTACAGGCGATCGTGCCGTGTGCCGGTTTGTGGCGAATCCAGGCACCATGCTGAGGGTCGTAGACCAGCAGCGAACCATGCGAGGCGGTGGTGCCGCCAGCCTCCCATTCCCACGGCAACGAACACCACAGCCGACGACCCATCCAACTCAGCCAGATGTCGACGCCGTTGGCGAGGTTGTCGAGCACCCAGCGCTGGGTCTGTGAGATGTCCTGGGGCGCTTGGCCGCTGTAGGCGTAGATGCCGTTGCGTCCCGTCGACGAGAAGAAGTAGATCGAATCCTCCGAACGCGTCACACACGTCGGCGATGGGGTGCCGACCGAGGACGAGACCTTGACCAACTGCCACGAGTCGGAGTCGTAGCCGTACAACGCCCACATCGAGTCGATCTTGAAGATCAGCAGATGGTCGTTGTAGGAACGGATGGCGGTGATCGCCCCGCCACCCTGCTCGATGTCGATGTAATCCTCGATCGCCCAATCCTCGGGCTCATCGGGGTGCGACCAACGCACCCGGTTGGGGTGCACGACCGAATCCTCTTGGGTGTTGGCAGCGAAGACGTAGCCGCCGTGCGGTTCGAGATGTTCGCAGCGCGGCATCACGCCATGCACCGGAATCGTGTAGTTGTTGTTCCAGTTCGCCGATCCCGCTGCAGCAACCGCTGCCCCGAGATTGCCCGCTGCGGGTTGGTTGGTGACCTTCCAGCAAGGGTTGCCCCGACCGCACGCGAGGTACACGACGTTGCCCCATGCAGCAGGATCGGCGAGATGCGGGACGGCACCACAGACGGCGCCGAGGTCAACGAAGGCCGCGTTGGGTCCCCCCGCCCAGACCTTGTTGGCATTGGTGATGAACACCGAGAACGTGCCGTTCGAATACGGGTGTAGCTGCGCGTTGCGGGGACGCCAGTTGGTGCTCGGGGTGCCGACGATGTCGCTCGGGTTCCAACGGGTCCAACCGGGGCGAGTGTAGAAGCCACCGAACGGGTCGACTTCCATGTTGAGCATTCCCGGCGATTCGTTCGCCTTCAACTGGAAGTCGGAGCGTGTCGTGTTGACGCCGCCCGTGAAGTCCGTCAGGTTGATCGTCTGCAGGCGCTGACTCACGGCATGGTCACATCAACGACGTAGCCGACCGGCACGAACTCGGGGCCGTAGTGACGAATCGCACCGCCCATCACCAACGGCCGGTTGTGGACGGGTTCCATGATTGCGCGTCGGGCGAGTTCCACGTCGGCCTGCCAGCGCGTCATGTACATCGCTTCCAACTGCGCGTCTTCCTGCTGGGCATAGGCCAGCGCGCAGGCGAAATGACTGATCGGCAAATGCAGCCGCGGGTCGCAGTCGGGACTGCCATCGGCGATCCAGTTGAGCGGCTTGCGGTAGCCGCGCAGGACGTACTGGCGATCCTCGTCGTAGGTGATGCCAGGCCACAGGTAGAGCCGGGTGCCCCACACCGAGAACAACAGCGGCGCTGTTGTCCCCGCCGCGTTGCCGCCGCCGAAGTGATCTTCCGCCCAATATTGAGGAACCATCGACATCCGCGAGCGATGGTTGGCGTCCCATAACGCCATGATCCCCGGCTCATTGACGTTGCCGGGGAGTTCGATCGACGTGTCACCTGCGACCTGCGCTACATGCCATTCAGTCGCCAGGAACGGCCAGGTGGTGTCAGCGTTGAGGGTGCGCTCGTAGCCCTGCTGCAGAAACACGTCGATCGTGCTGTCGGCCAGATCGCCAGGGTCGGTCTGCGTCTGGGTGCGGACAATCGAGCGCAGTTCGGCAACGGTTGTCACGGCCCGAACAGATCCTCAGCGGTGATGGGTGCTTTCTCATTCCGTACGGAATGGGACTTGGTCTTGTCCGATTTGGCGACACTCGATGTCGTCGGCGCAACGTACGCGTTGCCGACCGCCTGGTACCGCGACGCCGGAGCCACGTTGCGTCCCCCAGCGGCGTGGTTGACGGCGACGGCCTTGGCGGGCGTGCCGTAGTACTCGCCGATCGTCTGCGCCGATTCTTTGGTGGCGCTGATCGGACGGCTGTAGGGGTTGTTCCGTTTCGGCATGACGCCATCCTCTCAGGTGTCAGCCCCGGCCCGCGTTGGGCACAGGCCGGGGCCAACAGGTCAGGGCGCCTTGGCGATGCCGGTCAGCTTGAAGTGCTTCGACCGGTTGCGCACCGTGAGGTTGCCGTAGGTCGTGATGAACGACACGCGGGCGTCGAGCGCTTCGGCGGTGGTGACACCGGGAGCGCCGCCAGCGACACCAGTGTTGGGCGTCGACACCGAGCCCGACAGGTTGTTGGAGAACGGCGACTGCTTGAAGTTGCGGTCCTTGTGGATCGCCAGGCCGAGGTACTCGGAGTTGATCCCGTACATCGTGCCCGCCGGGCATTCGGCGTCCCACATGATCGGGACGTTCTCGAACAGCAGGTTGCGGAACCCGAGGTTGGCCTTGTCGGTGTCGGTGTAGCGCACCTGCGGGGTGAGCGTCGACTCGTAGAAGGCGTACGTC